AACGATTATTTAAATCGTATGACAAAAATTGTTTTAGACAATGGTGGTACAGTTGACAAATATATGGGTGATTGTATAATGGCATTTTGGAATGCACCATTAGATTGTCCTAATCATGCTGAGATGGCAGTAAAGACAAGTATTGAATGTGGAAAAGAAACTGAAAATCTCAAAGAAGAATTTAGAAAAAAAGGTTTACCAGAAATCAATATAGGATCAGGTGTTAACACAGGCACTTGTATTGTTGGTAATATGGGAAGTGATTCTAGGTTTGATTATTCTGTAATCGGTGATGCAGTAAATTTGGCTGCAAGATTAGAAGCATCAACTAGAAACTACAAAGACAAGAATGGCAACGTGTTGCCAACACTATACTCTTCATATACTAAAGATCAACTAACAAATATTGAATCGATAGAAGTTGATAAGATTAAAGTAAAAGGTAAAGAAGAGTTAATTACAATATATAAACCAAAGGAGTAATTATGGCTAGAATGATGAATACATCTAATGTATATGAACCAAAAATAAAAAGAACATCAATAGGAAATGGCAAAACAAAAATGTCATCTATGAATAAACATAAAAGAAGATCATGGAAAAAATACAAAGGACAAGGTAAGTAATGAAAGAAGTAATTGTTTACAGTAAGAATATGTGTGGATATTGCGTCCAAGCAAAAAACTATTTAAAAAGTAAAGATATAGAGTACAAAGAAATAAACATAGAAGAACAACCAGAAGCGAGAGAGTTTATACTTAGTGAGGGTCATAGAATGATGCCCCAAATCTATATAGATGGCAAGAGTATTGGTGGATATCAACAACTAATTAAGTTAGATTTATCGTCATTTTCTTGATTGACAGATTGTCGCACCCTAAAAGTCCTTAATTATCGGGCATTTTTTAACCAAATTAATTTAATATAACCCTTGACAACATACCCATAGCCTGTCAAAATATAATTAGATGAACAAAAAGAGAGGTAATCAAATGTCAATCGAAATCAAAAAAGGTGATGAAATCACTGCTGTATGGGGTGCTGGACACCCAGAACAACAAGGTAAGATATCTAAAATAAATGAAGATGGTTCTTACATTGTTAAATTAAAAAACGGTAGGTTGGTAGATCAACACTTAGTTTTAAAGAATGAGTTTAAAAGTGACTACTTCTTAAAATGTAGTATAGGGTATCATCATATGCCATCTGCCCAAAGTGTTGCAACGAGTAATTATGAAAGGTTATTTGGAACTGCTTAATGAGTAAACAAGGAACATTACATTTAGTTTATTGGCGAGAATATAGGGATGAATCAGAAAAATATAATCCCTTTTTCAAAACTTATTATACAATTTTTAGAAACGCACCTTTATCACAACTTGATAGATTATCGTCTTCTAAATTACATAACAAGATTAAAAGATTTTGTGATAAAAATTACAAAGAAGATGTAAGTAATTTTACAGGTGGATCTGGTGTAGAAATGATACATGGTTCTGAATATTATCATACTTACAATGATGAGTTTGGAAATGAAGATACACCTTATAGTGATTCTGATTTTTACTATGATTATTGTCAATCATATAATGGTAGACAATTTTTTAAACACGATTTTTTACCAAAATTTACAGAAGAAATGTCACCGTTCTATGAGAATGGTCAATTTTGTGGGCCAATATAAAAATGTTAAGAGCATTATTTTGGATGGCAATAGGTGCCCTACTAACTTTAGTAGATTATGGAGTGGTCTTTGAATGGATGGCCGCAATATTTACAGTTTTATCAACTAAATAAAAATTAAGGAGAACGCTTGAAACAATATAGAAACAAACCAAACTTTGAAAGAACCGAAGGTCTACATGTCATCGTTAGAGATAATAATGTTGACAAGGCAATGAGGAAACTTAAACGTATGGTAAAGAATGCTGGAACTCTTCAAGAAATTAAAGAGAGACAGTTTTTTCAGAAACCATCAGAGAAAAAAAGACTTGCAAAAAAGGCAGGTAAAAAAAGATGGTTAAAAAAAGTGGCACAAACGGAAAATGAGTATTGATGAATACGCAGAGTATGAAAAATTAAAAAAGAAATCTAGAACTGATAATATGTCTATGAAGGTAAAAGATGTATTACGTTTTTTTGATTTGAAGGAAAAGTTTGATGACAGACAACATAATAAAAGGACCGTGGAAAAGAGTGGTGTCAATATCACCAGAGGAAAATAGTAGGGTTCGTGAAGATATAGAGTTCGTAGAGGAACTTGCAGAGAGTATTGTGGTTAATGCGATCACAAATTTTCAAGAGAACGGTATTGATGTAACATCTGATACAATGAAAATGTACATACCTTTCTTAAATGAATGTGTCAGAGCAGTCTGTTACAAAGATATGGGTTATAAACATATATTAAACAATCTTGTTGAAAAGATTATGACCGAAAAATCTATTGACAATAACTTAGATATATCGTATCATAGTGTTAATATAGATAAAGTAAAAGAATTGACAGAGGATAAATGATTATACTTGATATGAATCAAATTTCACTTGCGAGTTTGATGATGCATTTGAATATGGAAAAAACCAAGAAACCTGATATGGGTATGGTTCGCCATATGATATTAAATTCTGTTCGTATGTATCGTCAAGACTTTAACGAAGAGTATGGTGAAATTGTTTTGGCTTATGATAGTAAACATTATTGGCGTAGAGATTATTTTCCTTACTATAAATTAAATCGTAAAAGAGCAAGAGATAAAGACAGTAAAGATTGGGAATCTATTTTTGAGTGTTTAAATAAAATCAAACAAGAAATTAAAGATTATCTACCCTACAAAGTAATCGAAGTACACGGTGCAGAAGCAGATGATGTTATTGCTACTTTAGTTAAAGAATACTTAGATGAAAAAATTATGATTATATCTGGTGATAAAGACTTTATTCAATTACAAAAATATTCTAATGTATCTCAATTTTCACCTATATTAAAGAAAAAATTAAATGGTGAAGATCCAAACGAATATATAAAAGTACATATACTAAAAGGAGACTCATCTGATGGCATACCTAACGTGTTATCAAATGATAATGTTTTTACTGAAGGATTAAGACAAAAACCTTTAAGTAAAAAAAAGATAGATGCGTGGAAAGACGGCAACTTTGAAAATACAATGGCAACTGATGAAATAGTTCGTAATTATAGTCGTAATAAAAATCTTATAGACTTGGATTGCATACCAGTTGACATTCAAACAAATATTCTCAAAGAGTTTACCGAAGCATCATGTGGAGATAGAAGTAAGTTATTAACATACTTTATCGAAAATAAACTAAAAGAACTAACTGATTCGATAGGAGATTTCTAATGAACAAACCATTACCTGGTACAGTATTGAATTCTAGTAATTCATTATTGTTTTCAGAAATACTAGACAAAGTGCATAAAGCAAAAACAAAAGAAGAAAAAGTAAAAATACTAAAATATCATGATAACCAATCATTAAGAATGGTAATAAAATCATCTTTTGATCCTAAAATTGAGTGGATACTACCTGAGGGTAACGTGCCTTTTAAGGCAAACGATGCACCTGCTGGAACTGAACACACAAGACTTGCAGCAGAAGCAAAAAAATTATATCACTATATTAAAGGCGGTGATAATGATACACCACAATACAAAAAAGAACTTATGTTCATACAATTGTTAGAAGGTCTACATGAAACTGAAGCACAACTTGTCATAAACGCAAAAGATAAAAAGTTGCATCAGATCTACAAAGGATTATCTAAAGAAGTTGTAAAAGAAGCATTTGGTTGGAATGATGAATTTGCGAGAGCATGAGAATAGGTGAACCATATTTAATTAAACAACCACCGTTTAAAATAGATGTAGATGGTGGAAGTAAAGAAGATGCAAAAACAAATGATAGTAGTGGTCATACTGCAAGAATATCTGAGATACGTTGGATAAATGATAGACCAACATTAGATAGATTTTTAGAATATACTAAACTGGTTAATAAAGAAGCTGGATGGAATTTCGAAATAGATGGTATAGAACCACTACAATATACAGAATATGGAACTGGTGGCGAATATGGATGGCATATTGATCAACACACAAAACCATACGCAGATAATCGTATTAGAAAAATATCATTTTCATTACTTTTAAATGATGATTATGAGGGTGGTGATTTTGATTTAGAATATGGTCACCCTAACAAAGAATTAAGACATGCGACATTCCGTCTCGGTTTAAATGAGGCAATATTCTTCAAATCAGACTTCTGGCATCGTGTAAACCCAGTAAAATCGGGCATTCGAAAGAGTCTTGTAT